ACTGGAAGACATACCCAATGTAACATACCTACAAGACAATGTTTGTATTGTGGATGGTGTGGCTTTTTTAGGAACCAATGCCTGGTGGACTTTTGATATGGATCCTTACATTGACTACGACCAAAGTCGAGAGTGGTTTCGAGATCGTTACCAAATTAACCAAACCGATGTGGATGCTGTAGAATCCATGGCCCTCAATGACTTTGCGTATCTTGCCAAGTCCATAGAACGACTACAAACACATCAAGACGTTAAGAAAATAGTGATAGTCACGCACACTGTACCTTGTGTGGACCTTATCAAGCACGACAACGAATTGGCCAACACCTATAGATTAAATTCGTCTGGCAACAGTCATATCATGAAAGCAGTGGTCAATGACACAGAATCAAAGATACACACCTGGTGTTTTGGTCACTACCATGGTGATGTAGATTCCAACCTAGGCGGAGTGCGCTATGTCAACAACTGCAGAGGTCGTGGAAATACACCATGGTCAAAATCAGTGTATTATCCTAAACGAATTGAAATAAACTTTTAAACCTGGTCAGGTTCAAGTTTGACTTGTAGTGGATAGCCGGCGCCTCGAGCATCCACAGTGACTTCGATGCCTTTTTGTTCGGCCAACTCATAGGGCAATATTGCCACCACTGCTGACCCATCTTCGTGGATGTCTACAGTGAGTTTTTCTGCTGTGGCAGGGTTATAATCAAAATGTGCTACCAGGCTTTCGATTACAAATTCCATTGAAGTTTGATTGTCATTGAGATATATGACCTTGAACATGGGAGGTTCTTTGAGATCTTCTCTGGGTTGTATTATAGTTCTTGTTTGCGGCGTAGCTGTATCGGACATCTTTTTCCCTTGCTATTGAGTGGAGAGCAACATGCCCTCCACTGTATTTACTACATTATATTATTTTGCGTAGGAGATTGCAATACGCTTTGGCTTCATTTCTTCGGGCACAATGCGTTGCAAACTCACTGTCAAAATACCATCTTTGATAGTGGCTTCACGAACTTCCACATAATCACTGAGTTGGAAAGTACGGATAAACTTACGAGCACTGATACCTCGATGTAGGTATTGTGTGTCGCTGTCATCTGTGTTCTTTTCTCCTGTGATTACAAGTTGTCCTTCGTGAAAGTTGAGTTCTACTTCACCTTCGGCAAACCCTGCTACAGCAATTTGGATTTCATAGGAATCCTCACCAGTTTTGATGATGTTGTAGGGAGGGTAGTTGTTACCACCATTGTTTGCACTGGCCATATCAATGTTGTGCATGAGACGATCAAAAAGACCATCAATGCCAATGGCTTGGCGATAAAAAGGTGTGAGATCTAGGGATGTGATTTTAGTCATAATTTTCTCCTTTGTTTAAGCAAGTTTGACTATGTAGACCCGACCATCGGCATCTACATGTATATTTATAACAGATTTTTCACGAGTTGTCAATATCCTTCGTTGCCAATATTGACTATGGTATAAGGAACGCCTTCCCAGGTCATTGAGAAAAGAGTAAATTCCTTGTCTCGATTGAGACCCAAGCGGTGTTGATACTTTATAGTTTTTTGAGTATACTGTATTTGATATTTTTCAGCCCATTGGGCAATTTGCTCTTTGACTGTGTCTAATTCGTGTTGAAATCTTACATCAAAAACAATGTACATTAAAACTGTTTGGGCGGAAGTTGCTGACTACGTAGATATTTTTGCCAGCGTTTTTTGGCCGCTGATGCTTTGAGCTTGCGCTGAGTGGTGGGCTTGACATACTGTCCACGCTCTTTCAACTCGATCAGTAGACCAGAGTCTTGTATTTTTTTCTTAAACTTGCGCAGAGCTTTTTCTACGTTGCCATCGCGGACTTCTACACGTTTTCCCAAACTATTCCTCCTTGTAAATTGGTGTAGGATTATTTATTTGTTCTTTGTTAATAACTACGCGGTTTATACCGCGATCTCTATAGCGTTTGATATTAAACATATGAGGCATCAGCACACGCTCTAGCTCGCTGTGCAAAGCACGAGCACCGGTGCCAAAATCTGCTGATCGTTGTGCAATGGTGGTCAGTGCATCATCTTCAAAATTCAGTTCAACTTTGTCCACTGCAAACAAATGCTGATACTGTTTGATCAGGCTATTTTTAGTATCTGTGAGTACGTGTACTAGATCTGCTGTGGTCAGCCCATCCAAGTCAACCCAGCTAGGAAAACGTCCTACAAATTCAGGTATCAGTCCAAACTTGACCAAGTCGTCAGGAACCACATGCTCAAGACTGACTTCTTTGGGCTGTGACACTGTGGCTCCAAAGCCCATGCTGGTGCCGTACATGCGTTTTTTAACTATTTGATCTAGGCCAACAAACGCACCGCCGGCGATGAATAGAATATTGCGAGTGTCAATTTCAATCATGTCTCCGCCTGGATGTTTACGACCACCTGCAGCCGATATTCGACATACAGTGCCTTCTACCATTTTAAGCAAGGCCTGTTGTACACCTTCGCCCGATACGTCTCTAGTGATAGATGCTGATTCGCTTTTGCGAGCAATCTTGTCGATTTCGTCTACAAATATAATACCACGTCGACACTTTTCTACATCTCCACCTGCGGCAGTGAGCAGTCGTTGTATGAGACTTTCTACATCATCGCCCACATACCCAGCTTCGGTGATTGAAGTTGCGTCTGCTATGGCAAATGGTACATCAAGATATCGTGCCACTGTTTTGGCCAACAGTGTTTTTCCAGAACCGGTGGGGCCAAGCATGAGAATGTTGGCTTTGTCTATTTCAATGTCTGCGGTACTGTGCTGTATTCTTTTGTAGTGATTGGCTATGGCCACACTGAGCACAGTCTTGGCTCGGTCCTGTCCAATCACATATTGATCAAGATAGGATTTAAGCTCTCGAGGATCAATGTCTGTGATGTCTTTGGGTCGTTCTTTGACGTCATCGTCCAGTAAACTTTGGCAAAGGTCCACACACTCATTGCATATGGCCACTTCGTTGCCAACAATTAACTTTTTTACTTCATCTTTGTGTTTGTTACAAAAACTGCAATTTTCATACTGAGATTGGTCACTCATTGTTTACCCGTTGAGTTTGTTGTCGGCACGTAAACGTTGTTCAATTTGATCACGTTCGCCGGAATTTAATAATTCAGGATCATATTCACCTGAGCTAATTTTGGCTATCAAATGATCAATGTAATTGTCATTGTAGGCAAAGCTGTCTGTGGTGTTTTTATCTACTTCTATCCATTTAACTCCGTTCCACTTAAACAGTTTGGTTGGTAAATGATCTACCCGTATGTAGGCATCGCCTTTGCCAGGATTTTCTGGAAACTTGGTACCAAAGTCAACATTGGTAAATTGTGCAATATCATCGGCCTGCGCTGTAAGCAAATCTTCCCAGGGTAAACGAGCTATTTTTCCTTCTTCAAGCAGTTGTTCCTGACGATGGATGGTATCATGTGGGTTGAGTTCTTTCCAGGCGCGGCGAGCTTGTTTTTCAGCATCTGTTTCTTCGTCGACGATTTCTTCCGCTGGTTCTACATTATCTTTTTTTTCTAAGTGAGCTGTTAGATCTTGTCCACCCCAGTGTTCTGGCGAGATGCCCATAGTCGGAGCAGGGGGTTGTAGGTCATTGCTATTTCCTGTATCCAATCTATCCATATCCTTGGCATCAGGTTCAGCATTATCATCCAATTTGCCGGCATCGTCTGTCTCCTCTTGTTTTTTAGGAATCGCAGGTTTATCTCGTTCCCATTTATGACTTTCTGTTGCCGCCAACAACATCATTATAGCCAACGGATCAAACACTATGACCAGGAGTATGATAACCCATCGTACTGCTTTTTCTAATAAGTTGGCATCAGGGTTGTCATCGTAAATCAATGCCGCAATGTATTTGATCGGGCCTACTTCAGCTTCTACTTTACGCAACTCACTGGCAATTGGGGCACGTTCTTCATTGAGAGTGGCTATTTTCTTTTGTGCAGTGGCTATGTCATTTTGTAGAACACCACGTTCACGTGCTTGACTACGTCTCAATGCGGCGGATTTGTCAGCACCCTTTTCATCATTGCTTCGTGCCATGGTCTGATCCACAGCATCATCCATCTGTCGCAGAGCTTTGCGAGCGGCTTCGATGTTGTCTTTTTCTGTTTTGATTTTTTCATCAATGAACTGTACTTTGGCTGCCACGTCTCCTGTGGGCACAGCTTGATCCAGGTGCGCTTTTGATAAGAAGCCAAAGATTCCCATGCTGGTGATAAGCATGAGAAAGAACACAGCTGGTACAAGGTACAGTTTCATTGCCAGGCGGCAACGGCTCCAGTATTCGTGCAACCATACCGTGACCACTAGTTTAGCGGCCTCTAGGATAGAACCCATGATCACAATGGGGATCACCGCGGCGGCAAATATTGCGGCCAGGCCTGCTATGGAGTAAAACGCGGCAACGGCAGACAACGACAAGGCCACGCCAAGCATGAGATATGTCAAGAGCATAGATTTATTTACCGGTTTTATGCTTGTCCTCCCCAGCCACTTGCAGACTGTATTTTACTGAGATCCAGGTGGCAAATCTTAGATCCGGCACGTCAAACCACACCGTAACCAAGGGTGCGCCGCGACCATATCTCATGCCTTCGGAAAGTTTTCTTTTTATCCTGCCTTGACTTTTCCAGTTCTTTCCAAACCAGCCACGGCATTCTCGCATGACAGCATACCACTGTTCTTGGGTAGTCAAAGTCACATAGATTCGATGTAAAGTTTTATTTTCCACGCTTTAGTATAGCGTAATTTTTGGAGTGTGTCAACTCCAAACTCGATGTTTTTCTGCCACCCATTCTGCGCCATCGTACTCTTCGATTTGCCAGGCAACATCGGCAGGTATTTCTACAATCTTGAGATCAGCAAACCGATTACTAGCTCGTTTGGATCCTAGTTCACGGACCACCTGTACCAGAACAGGATCATCTCTGTCAATGGCTCGATCAGAAAACAGTTGTTGATCACACAACGCATTGTGTTGTTGCCGTTCGGCCTGGCTCATGGAGTGCCATTTTTCTGGAGCAATGTCATAATCCACTCGTTGATGCTTGGGCACCAACCAAACACAGTCTGTGCCGTATTGGCTTTTTTCAATCCAACACCGTTGACCTTTGAGTTTGAGATACAGTTTGATAGCCTGGGTGCTTAATCCAAACCCGCCATGACATTTACTGATCACTACGTGTCGAACACCTTGCAACTCATTGAGAAACTGGCGTTGATCAACAGATAGGTCAGGATCTTGTAGTGCTTTCATAAATTGCCCAATTGTTGGTTACATCATCCCAGTGCCGACTGTCCACTATACGCAAATCCACAGTCCATCCAAGTATATTGACAGTGAACCAGGGACCAGCATGATCTGTTTGTCGCCAGTTTAAATCTACAGCAAGTTCAAACCAGTTAAACGCATAGCGACTAAACTGTAGTTCAAAAAACTTGTATGTTGACAGGTGCCAGACGCCGTTCCATAAGTTACGGAAAGGTCGACACTGAAACGGATTTCGTAAGCGAATACCAAAATCTATCATAATTTTTCTCCTGGTTCAAACCCACGGAATCTTAGAAAGCGAGGGAATCTTAGACTGTAGGTTCCATCTTGATTTTGAGTGACAGCATCTGCCGCAACCTCAACCACTCGGCCAAGTAAGTCATCTCGGGCACCCCAATATTCATCACGATTAGCATCGGAAAGGCCACTGCCCACATTAACACGAATACTACGATCATTGTCTACTCCTTCGCAAATAATAGCACCCAACCTGCCAGCATTGCGACCGGTGCCTTCTTCAAAACCAATGATATTCAAATCCACTGTTATAGTGGGCTTCCATTTCATCCAGAAACTGCTACGCTTACATTCATAAGGCGCATCCACTGACTTGATCATAATGCCTTCATACCCTTGTGTCACGGCGTCGTCAGCAAATCGCCGCATGATGTCATGTCCTTCACCGGTATCCAAATCCACATCCAAGCCAGGCATCACACGCACACAATCACTGGCATCTATCACAGCACGGTGTTCTCCAAGGATCTGTGTTCGCTTGTGTTGTTGAGCATTCCAGAATCCACGTTCAAAGTCTGTGATAGGTATGATGTCAAACACATAGTAAATCATGCCTTCAGTTCGGGCATCGCTTTTACGCTGTGCTTGCTTCATGAGTGCTTGAAAACTTTCGCCTACAATCTCGCCATCCAATACAAACGGGCCTTTGGTCGTAAGACTCATTTTATTGCGGAATGATTCAATGGCTTCGGCCACCTGAGGAAAGTTGTCAAAAGGCTTGCCATTGCGGCTGTACAAGTTTACATGACTTTTAGTTACCACAGCCAACACACGCACACCATCCAGTTTACACTCAATACGTTTTTTACCTTTGAGTTTACTTTGATGGTCGTTGGAGTCTGTGGCCAACTGACAAGTAAGCACAGGAATTTTCCATTCACTGTTGCCCAAGACCTTGTTCAGTGTTTTTTCTGATACGCCACACCGCAAGTCTTTGATCAACACTCGGCGGGCCAAGCCGTTCCACTCGTCAGAGTCAAAACGACTGGCCAGCTCTTCTATCTTGTCACGTGCCTTGTTGCCAGTGATGCTACGAGTTCGGAGAGCTTCTGTGAGTGCCCAAAATTCCACCCAGGGATTATCTTTCCCTGTGAGGTCCTTGGTCTCAGGAACTTTCTTTACACCATAGACGAAATAAGGATTGTAGGCCAGGTAACAGTTGTATAAAAAACACTGAGCACCTGCTGAGCCCAAACGAGCCGCCACAAGAGCCTTTTCGATCACTGCTTCTTTGTGTAGCCTAGAGTCGTTGCCTTCGAGATCTTCGATCCAATCTACTGCCACTTTGAGTCCATTATATTCTTCACTTTGCCAATTGCGAGCCTGAGTCATGCCTGTACCTTTGTATTTAGGCCAGAATCGACCTTCATTTCGTATTGTGATAAAATGTGAGCAATGATACCTGTATGATCATCGCGACTATGACGTTCTTGTATGAGTTGCAAGGTCTCTACATCTTCAGGTTGTAGAGTGATTATCAAACTCACACCCAACGGATCTAATCGCATAAGTCTACCTGTACTTGAAAACCTGAAGAGTCACAAACCAGTCCCACTGGCATAGGCTCTTTATTGACTTGAGCAAAATAACGCATATTGGCCAACTTTGACATGGCATCCCATACAGCGGTTCTTGCTTGGACTGTGGCCATGTTGTCTGTCATTTGCTGGATGGTCATATACATACCAATATCATACTCACTGCCACCATTGCGGAAAATAACACGGAATTTTTGTCCGTTGCGGAAACCGTCTATAATAGTCTTGCGGCGCATACCAGCTCCTTTTTTAACTGTATGCAACTATTATAAAGAAAGATTCTTTTCGTGTCAACCTCCCATAAACACAGAGGTTAGTGTGTACTAACTTAGTATTAAGTACGAATTACCAAGGCGTTGGCTTCGTCTTTGTCGTATTGATTAGGAGTTAGATCGCCAGGATATTCAAGTCCCGCAGTACTGAGAGGCGCATCTGTTTGCAATCCAATAGCTGACAATTTGCTGGCATTACGACCTTCACGCATGGCCGCAATCACCGATTGTCCACCAAGACTACTGACGTCTATTGTACGTTCTAGCCACATTGCTGGTCCACCAAAATCAGTTTCTGTGCCGTAACTGGCCAATGATTGTGCAAAGCTAATGGCGGTTTGATCGCT